TGCATCATTTTGACCATTGTCTTGATAGTTTCACCTGTGATGATTAGTATGTGGATTAAGATTCAAAAGGCCGAAATCCGCATCGAGCGCAAAGAAAAAAAATTGGATCAACGGTTACAACTTTTAGAGGAAAAGTAAATGCTCACTTTGTTTTCAACCCTTATGTCGTTTTTGATGGGCGGTTTGCCTAAACTGTTGGATTTCTTTCAAGATCGAGCAGACAAACAGCACGAATTAGCATTGGCTCAAATGCAGACCGAGAGGGAATTGACCCTTAAAAAGGCTGGTCTGGAGTCGCAAGAACGAGTCGAGGCGATCCATTTAGACGAGATTAAGGTGCAGGCTGAAGTCGCCACCCAACAGGCTAATGTGGCTATGGTTAACGCTAAATTAGAAGAACGACAAGCCCTCTACGCACACGACATCGAGATCAGCAAAGGCGCATCCACTTGGGTGATTAACGCTAGAGCGATGGTTAGACCAGTTCTAACCTACGGTATGTTTATGCTTTTGGTCTTTGTCGACATGGCTGGCTTTCTCTATGCTTGGCACTCAAACGTACCATTTACCGAATGTCTCAATCAATTGTGGGATGACGATACACAGTTGATCTGGGCATCGATTGTGGCATTCTGGTTTGGATCACAGGCATTTGAGAAAAAATGAAAGTAAGCCAACGGTGCATCGAGCAAATTAAGCATCACGAGGGCGTGAGGCAAAAGCCTTACCGCGACTCTGTTTATTTATGGACTGTTGGTTGCGGTCACTTGATGTATGACTCACAGGCTAGGTTGCCAGTAGACCAGAGGGCGGCTATTCAGTTGCGCCCAGAAGATAATCGTGTATTCTCAATGGATGAAGTCGATGCAATACTTAGAGCAGATTTGGCAAGGTTTGAGCGTGGAGTGGCCACTTTCTGCCCTATACCTCTTACACAAGGTCAGTTTGATGGCCTTATTTCTTTTAGTTTTAATGTCGGTCTGGGAACACTCCAGCGTTCAACGCTACGTCAAAAGGTCTTGCGAGGCGATTTTGAAGGCGCGGCAGACGAATTCTTAAAGTACACAAAAGCAGGCGGCAAGGTACTTAAAGGATTAGTTACCAGACGCAATGACGAACGTGCGTTGTTTCTGAGTTAACTATTCCAGAATTTTGTACCCTCTAGCGGAAAGACATTGGCGAACAATGGCCTCTCTGCGTTTCATTACAGAGTAAGCACCACTACCCGCACCTACTGTCGCACCAGATGCCGCACCTGCTTGAGCGGCAGTCTTTACTTGGACTGAATGGCTACGGCTGGCCAACCAAGCGGTGAATATTGCAGAGGCTATTCCCTGAACTGCCGCACCTTTAGTCATTTCCTCGGGGTAACTTACTTGCTCGGCAATACTTTCACATTCCACTTTGTCGGCATAAAAGTTGGCAGGATTGCTACTGGATTTCGGGTCAACGATGATCTTTGACGCACACCCAGTTAATAGAATTAAAGCGATGATTTGTATTTTCATATATTATTTTTCCGAACTCAAATAGAGTATGGCAAGAATGATGCCAATCCCTATGCAAGCACCCAAAAGAATGAGACCGATAAGGGTTAGCAAACTTTCTAGCATTTGGATTCCAATTCTTTGACTTTTTCGGACAGGACTCTGACCATTTCGGTCAAAGCCTGCACTTCAGCGATAAGTTTGGCCTCTTTTGAGGGATTCTTGAGAATTTCCTGCTTTATCTTGGACATTCTCTCAATATCGTTGAATGCCTCATCTTCTTCGGGCGTGACTCGATAAGGATAGGACAAACCAACAGGCGGTCTCATAAGATATTCCCTTGGGCTGGCACAAAGCACCATTCGCGTTCTGAGCGATTAGAGTTGGATTTAACTTCGCGGCCAGTAGTCGTGATAAACCCCTGTGTTTGGAGTTCTTTTAACCGTCTGGCCACTTGATTACCCTGTAATCCTGTGTACTTTGCGATTCCGTCTTTACCCATCGGCCCGAGGTTTCGCAGGCAGGCCACGATCAATTCCCCATGCATCTTGGCGGTTTCTTTGATCGAGTCTGCGGCTTTGAAACTGGTTATCGGATCGTNTGATCTAGCGCGAAAGAATGTAAACATTTTTACCCCTTAGTAAGGAAAATTATCTTCTTTTTCTGTTTCTGGCTTTTCTTGATCTTTAGGCGAGAATAAATATGCCCACCCTGACCAATGCTCATCTAGAACGGGAATCGAGTCAAGTTTAAGCATTGGGCCTTTCTTTGTCTCGATGACTTTTCCGATTGACAAATATCGGGTTTTTTCATTGCCGTTTTTGTCGGTGTAGCGGCCATTTGCGACCTTAACTTCATAATTAACTTTAGACATTCATCATTCCTTTTAATAAATTTACTTTCTCATCCAATTCGATCAAAAACTGAGTGACCTCTTTTTCTAGCATTGCGACATACTCTGCATCGAAATCTACCCTCTGAATAAACAACTGCAATTTATCTGGCAGTCGTGGATCGAAGGAAACAAAGTCGCACCATTGGCGGTCACACACTCGCATCTGCCATTGCATTTGCGGTATGTATTTNGTGGGGACTTTGGCACTTAATAGGGTTTCCAAGTGTGTGTTNGTCTGGGGNGATTTGATCTCTACGAGACCAAAAAGCCCAACGAGACCGTCTGGCGATGCACCTGTGTTGTGGATTAANGGATGCTCGATAAAACCGACCTGTTCAACCAGTTCGTTGGTTTTGGCCTCATAAGCCGCACGAGCAAAACTTTCCTGTTCCGTTCCCCAAGCCATTGTCGCATTGGTAAAACCCTCGGCAACCTGACCTGTAAGCCTTTCGCAGACTAATTGGGCCATGTAGTTGTCTCGGCTGGCTGAATAACCTGATTTTGTTTTAGCGATGACATCGGCAATGCGCGAACCTGTCACTTTTCCGCATCTGGCCTGCATCCATTCTTGAGTTCCCTGATTCATTTGAGTTGTGCCTTTCTTTTGTCTTTAGCCTCAATAAACTTCTTTTGGGCTACTGGATCGTCTTTTGACTGGTGAATTGATCCGATGTAATTCTTTTTAAGTTCTTCTTCATTGGCAGAACTCTCAATGGCGGCAATCCAATCCATTACTTCTTTGGCAGGCATGGCCTTATTTACAGGCTCTCCATCGGAATCCTCTGGGGCTATACCGCAGGCGGCCATTAACGAACCCCTACGGGCGTATGTCAGGGTTGACATTGCCCCTTGCGGATCGTTTTTAACAATAGGAAACCGCAAAATGCCTGTTTCTAGGGTTTCTCCAGACTCATGCAGGAATATGGTTTCAACCATTATCGAATCTGTGGATTCATAGCATTTCTGAATCAAGGCAATGCCGTTGGCGTTTAGAGCGTCAATGACTGCCTCGATGCAGGCGGCAAGGTCTGCGTATTTGGTTTTAAAGTGTGGATTGAATGAGGTTTTAAGTGCTGGCGCNAACTGTCGTTGTGCCTGCACAAATGCTGATGCGACTAATTTCATAATGGTGACTCTGGTAGTTGTTGACGTTTTTTTTCCGCATATTCGCGGATTTGCTTTGGTGTCCAAGGTACTGGGCCTGTGGGTGGGGGAAATGGCCAACTCATGCGAATAACAGATGAGTTAAAAAACCTGCGGCAAAGGCAAGAGTGATGTATGTCCAAAACTCAGCATCGACACTAAATAGGTCTCCATGTGCCTCGAACCACATCCATTGCTTGCGTTTCTGAATGGCCTCTACATTGTCTGGAAAAGCCTCATCGAGTGTGCGTGGGTACTTACGGGTTGTGTAATNTTGTGAGTAATTCTGGTGTTTCATTTGTGTATTGCCTTGTCNAGTTGTTGGGTTTGCCATTTGTCGATTGCGCGGTCGAGTTCATCATCGATACGTTTTTCTTCAGCCCACTTGCGAACTGTGGCGCGAAATTCAGTCTCAAGGACAAGAATTGCCGAATTAGACATGAGGTTGTTGATCTCAATGCCATTGCAATAAGCAAAGTGGAGATTGCCTGTATACCGATCAAAAAAGCAATCCAAGGGGATCACATCGGAATAATTAAGAAGCATCCGAGCGCATTCAGGATGTTCGTCAGCGTAGTGCATAGTTACCTTTCGTATGTACCGCTTGCTAAGTGCTACGGGATGATTTAATGTTAATCTAGATTAACTAAATATNTTCTAGGGGTTTTCCCTAATGNATAAATAAACCAAAATTAACATAGAATCACGGAATGACAAAACAAGAGGTTATCAAACTGGCAGGCTCACAGCGTGATCTTGCATTGATGCTAGGCATAAGCACTCAGGCTATCTCTCGATGGAAAGATGTGCCAAAGGCTCGAATCTGGCAACTAATGATTTTGAAGCCTGAATGGTTTGTGTAGAATAATTTGAAACGAGGCTAGGTTGGAAGTTGCTCTCCAGCCGAAAAGGGTTACACCTTCCCCTGCCTATGTTTCTTTCAAAGGTGCGTTAAAAAGGTAAAACTCAATGCATTACTACAAAAAGAATATTGGCGATTACGCCAAGAAAACTGGTCGCTTGACCATGCTTCAACACGGGTCGTACACGCTTTTGTTAGATGCGTGTTATGACCGCGAAACATTTCCTACATTAGATGAAGCCCTTGAATGGACTTGGGCATCCAGCACAGAAGAAATAGAGGCTGTTACCTTTGTATTGAAGAAGTTTTTTGTGTTGGAAGATGGCGTTTATGTGCAAAACAGAATCCGTGAAGAACTAGAAAACTACCACAGCAATTCTGAGACAAATAAACGAATCGCTATGGAAAGGGAAGCGAAGCGTAGGGAAAACCGCACGAAGCGTGAACAACCCGTACACGAACCGCCACCTAACCAAGAACCACTAACCATTAACCAAGAACCAAGAACCAATATTAAAGAAGGTAAACCTTCTTTGTCTGGAACTGCGTTCCCGCCATGTCCCCATACCGAATTATTAAAACTTTGGGGAAGGCATTTAAGCCATTTAACCCAACCAAGAACATGGGAGGGAAACCGCCAAGCCAACATGAAACAAAGGTGGATACAGGCTGGTAAACCTTCTGCATATTCGCCAGAGGGCTACAAAACAACCGAGGAAGGGCTGAAGTGGTGGGATTCATTTTTTGGATACATCGCCAATGACACATCCTTGGCTAANGGGTTTGAAACCAAGGGAAGAACTTGGCGGCCAGACNTAGAGTGGGTGGTTAACGCTACCAATTTTCAAAAAATCATTGATGGAAAGTACGCAAAATGAGTTTCGCTAAACCTACCCCCAAACAAGAATCT